TGAAACGGATAATTCTAAAAATGAAAAAAATAAAACATTCTAAAATAAAAAATACAGGAATGCTATTTGAATTGTTAGCAAGACAAATAACTTCTGATATTATTTCCGCTAATGAATCCATGGCGGTAAAAATACTTCGTAAGTTTTTCAATAAAAATACAGAGTTGATAAAGGAATATAAGTTGTACAATACACTATGTAATGAAAAAATGAAATCAGAAACTAAAGCAAATATGCTTATAGAAGCTGTACTAAAAGCCAAAATGGGTATTGATAAAAAGAAATTACAACAAGAAAAATATGAATTGATACATGAGATAAAAAATAATTTTGATATAGATTTATTTTTTCAAACAAAAGTTCAAAATTATAAATTACTAGCGTCAATTTATAAATTGTTTGAATATAAAGATAACGACAATCCACTCGAATTAACAAAATCAAGAATAACAATACTAGAAAACATAACAACAAAACCCGCCAAAAACACCATAACAGAAGAAATTGCAATTTTAGAAGAATCAAAAGAAGTCCGTTTGTTATCATATAAACTATTAATAGAAAAATTTAATACTAAATATAATGATTTAAATGAAGATCAAAAGCACATTTTGCGGGAATACATAAGCAATGTTAGTAATACCAATAATTTAAAAATGCTAATACAAAATGAAGCATCATCGATAAAAAAAATTATTACAAAAAGAATATCCGAAGTGAAAGATACTTCATTAAAAATAAAAATACTAGAAATAACAAATTTATTAGATACATATAATGATATTAAGACAGTAGAAGAACATCATATATCATCGCTTCTTAGATATTATAGTATATTAGATGACCTATCATGGAGTTAATAGATGGCAGACGCAAACCCAATACAACCGTATGATTACGGCAGTTCCCAAGCAAATGAATTTGAAAGAAAAGGCCACCCAGGGAAGTGGTTAAAATCGATTGCAGTTGAAGGAACAGTAACAGTTTGGTTTACTGGTTCAAATTACGGTGCTGGTGCTATAATCCCTCATAATAGTGCAGCTGGAACAGTATATCTTACTGGAGGCGGAAGTATTGTGATTGGTCACTTACCAAAAGGGTATATTACTGAATTATCTATTGAGAGAATAGAGGGTGGGGATGATTGTTATGTTCTTATTCGTAATCAAATGGTAAGGTGATATATGTCCGTTGAATCTTTCATAAAAAAAATAAAAGAATCGTCTGAATATAAATTATTTGAACAAGAAATGGGTGCTAGCTATAGTAGTGCTGGAAATATAACATCAAATATAGATGGGTATCAAACGCCTAATGCTTTTTCTAAAAGTGAAGAAGATTTTGAAAAAAATTCTAAAGATAGAATAGAAGTGTTTGGTTATAAGACTGTAGGAAAAATTAAACCAAAACACACACAGAAAATTACTACTACTGAATCAAAAATATTACCCACATCCATGTATAAGCAAGCAATGGAGACATTAACCGAAACATCCTATACCGATTATAAATTTGATGAAAGTAGAACTTCGATACGAAAAATAAATGATTCTATAAAACATTTGAATAGTAAAGTTTATGAAGTAGAGCGTGTTATAGACCATGCATTGAAACTAAAAACAGAAATGGCAATAGATCAAAGAAAACTGTGGAGATCATCTTTATCAAAATTAACAAAAGTTAGCGAAAGGGTTACACGTATTTCTAAAAAAATTCATGAATTAGGTGCATAATATGAAAGACTTATTGATAGATACTATATTATTTAGTGTAACTCCTAGACAAATAACAGAATCTGCTAGTAAAAATAACGGAAAGATAATAGTTAGCGGTGTTCTACAAAGGGCAGAAGTAAAAAACCAGAATGGTAGGATATATCCAAAACATATTTTAGCTAGTGCTGTGAAGGATTATGCAGAAAACCAAATAAAAGAAACAAGAGCATTGGGGGAACTAGACCACCCAGATTCATCAGTAATAAATTTGAGAAATGTATCACATAATGTATTAGAGGTTTCCTGGAAAGGAAATGATGTTGTTGGTATAGTTGAAATACTACCAACCCCATCTGGGAACATATTAAAAAATCTATTAAGTGCTGGTATAAAACTGGGAATAAGTTCTAGAGGACTTGGATCCGTTAGAGAAATAAATGAATCAACTGTTGAAGTTCAAGATGATTTTGAGTTAATTGGATGGGATTTTGTCTCAAACCCATCAACTCAAGGTGCATTTATGTACCCAACTGGAAAAAGTTCTGGATTATCGGAAGGCATTTTAACAGAAGGAATGCAGCACAATAGAACTGACATAAAAATACACAGAATACACAACAACATAACCAATATAATATGCGAAATAGGAAATGTCTGTGAATGCATATTACCTAGGAGATAATAATGCCAGCAACATCTAAACAACAACAAAAATTAATGGGATTGGCCTTAGCATATAAGCGTGGGGATGTATCGTCGGATAGTGTCAGTGATAATATTAAAAAAATAGCAAGTGCTATGTCAGAAAAAGAATTAGAAAAATATGCTGGAACAAAACACAAGGGCCTACCAAAAAAAGTATCAGAAACGTCAATATCCATATCAGAATTACAAAAAATGATATCAGATGCTGTTCAAGAAGTAATGAGCGAAAAATTTAATATAAAAAAATTAACACCAGAGCAAAAGCAAATGTATATTGAGGCTATAAGTAAATACAATGAATACAGATCAATAATACACAGATCCTCAAAATTACCAGAAGTTGTCAAAGAAATAAAATCATTAGTTGAATTTGCTGGAAAAACAGTTGTAGAAGAATCTGCAGATTGGTTTGAGGGTGTGACATATAAGCGTGAATTTAAAAAAATAAAAGAATCAGTTAATGATCTAGAAAAACTATCTGAAAAAATTGTAAAATTACAAAAATCAATGGAATCTATTTATGAATCGATTGGTCAGAATTTAGGAAAATTTTACAAAATAAATAATGAATCAAATAATGATATACAATAAAAGGAATTAAAGGTTATGAGTGAACGCGCATATACATCATCTAAACCAGCCCATGTAAAAGTAAAAAATTCTGGTATGGATGTAGACATGATGATTAAGATTTTTAAGAGAAAGGTTAAAGAAGCTGGAATTTTAGAAGAATATAAAAAAAAGATGGAATATATTAAACCATCTAAAAGAAAATCTGAAAAAAGAAATTCAGCAATACGAAGACAAAGAAAATTAGATAACGAAAATATTTGAATTACAATATTTTTTTTTGAAATTATCTATAATTATATTAATAATACGCTATTTTTGATATAGGGTTTATGTATTTTTATTTCTATTAGAATTTATAATAATTCTAAAAAGTTGGAGATTTTTATGAATGATTTACTTAAAGAAGCAATAGCAGATGCCAAAGCAGTAAGAGAAGTTGCTTTAGCAAATGCAAAACTTGCTTTAGAAGAGGCATTTACACCGAGATTGCAGTCAATGTTATCACAAAAACTTGCTGAAGAAGCAGAGATGGATGATGAGGATGCACCTGCGATGGAAGAAATGGAAGCCCATGATGAAGAAGAGCCTAAAATGGAAGGTGAAACCCATGATGAAGAAGAGCCTAAAATGGAAGGTGAAACTCATGATGAAGAAGAGCCTAAAATGGAAGGTGAAACTCATGATGAAGAAGAGCCTAAAATGGAAGGTGAAGCCTATGATGATGAAGAAATTGATGAAGATTTGATGGAAATAATCCGTCAATTAGAAGAAGACATCGATTCGTCAGAAATAGGTGGTGGCGATAATAAAAAACCATCAAAAGAAGCATCAGATGACACAACTGATGATCCAGGTAAAAGCCAAAAACTTATTCAGTTGGTAGAAAAAGAAGAAACTGAAGATGATTCCGAAATAGAAGAGATGATTCGATCAATTCGAGAAGAAGATGATGAGGAAACTGAAAAAGAAAAGGAAGTTTCTGAAGCATCTCACGAGGAAGAAGACGATGATTCTATAGATATTAAGGAAATACTTCGTGCTCTTCGTGAGGAAGATGAGGAAGATGAAAAAGAAAAAACTGAATCAAAAGAATCAAAAGACGATGAAAAAGAAGTATATGAATCAAAATTAAAAGAAGCGTATGCTGTTATTTCATTCCTTCGTTCTAAAATAAATGAAGTTAATCTTTTAAATTCTAAACTCTTGTTTTCAAATAAACTTTTCAAGAAGCATTCGCTTACTGAAACACAAAAATTGACTGTCATTGAAAATTTTGATAGAGCTTCAACACTGCGTGAAGTTAAATTGGTTTATGCGACACTTTCTGAAGCATTAAAGCCTTCAAAAATTCGTACTATAAAAGAGTCTTTTGCTAGCAAACCAACAGCAAGCACAAAGCCTAAGAATATAATAAATGAATCAACAAATGATATGGCAGATCGTTTACGCAAATTAGCAGGTTTAAAATAATTTAATTAGGATGAAAAAATGGATAACATACAATCACTTTTAAATGCTTCGGGTAACCCCCACAAGCAACTTATAAAAGAAAATCGAACCATTGTAAAAAAATGGGAAAAAACAGGTCTTCTTGATAACATTAATAGCGAATATGAGAAAAATGGTATTGCTGTTCTTCTCGAAAATCAAGCAAAACAATTAATCGAAGAATCTAGCAGAACAGGAATAGCAGCTGGTTCAGAAGAATGGGCTGGAGTCGCACTACCACTCGTTCGTCGTATTTTCTCTGAAATCGCAGCTAAAGATTTTGTATCGGTACAACCTATGAATCTTCCATCTGGTCTTGTGTTCTTCTTAGATTTCAAATATGCCACAGCACAGCCTGGATTTGAAATAAATAAAGGTAAGGATTCACAAGCAGATTCAGTGTTTGGTGTAACTGGTAAAGATGCAAAAGATGCAGATCCTAGCGGAGGTCTTTATGGTGCGGGTCGTTTTGGTTACTCTATAAACGATACAGCAACAGCAGCTCTTGGTGTAACCTCATCTGCACACATTGGTGTTGGTAACAAAGTTGCAACTGGTTCAGTTAATCATAACACGCCATCTGTATACCAATTTGACAAAGAATTCCAAGATTCATATTCAGCATCACTTGCTGGAGGAAATATATTTACTTTAACTGTATTGTCATCATCGATCGATGGATTCGATCCAGAAGGCATACGCGCATTTAAAGTAAGTGGCTCTCTTATTAAAGGATATTTCCCACAATACACAAGTGCAAATGCATCCAATTCACAAATAACATTTGTTGTTTCTGCATCAGCAGTTCCTGGTGACGCAGTTATTACTTATCAAAAGCAACCAACATCAACAAATCGAGGTGATTTTGAAGATAGAAGTGGTACAGATATAGATATTCCAGAAATTAATTTGGAATTACGCTCCGAATCCATAGTTGCTAAAACTCGTAAGTTGAAAGCAGTATGGACACCAGAATTTGCACAAGACTTGAATGCATACCACTCAATTGATGCAGAGGCAGAATTAACATCTATGCTATCTGAATATATTTCTCAAGAAATTGATTTAGAAATATTAGATATGTTAATTAAAAACGCTCAAACAACAGAACGCTGGTCTGCTAGAATTGGTCGCACATATGATGCAGCAACTGGGTTATTCCAAGATTATTCAAATGCACAAGCACAAGCAGCAGCATTTAATCAGCAAACCTGGTTCCAAACATTAGGCACAAAGATTCAAAAGGTATCAAATGTGATTCATCAGAAAACACTACGCGGTGGTGCAAACTTCCTCGTATGTTCTCCACAAGTTGCTACACTCCTCGAATCAATGCCTGGATATGCAGTTGATGGTGAAGGTATGAAATTCGCAATGGGTGTTCAAAAAGTAGGTCAATTGAATGGTAGAATTACAGTTTATAAGAATCCATATATGTTGGAAAACCAAATATTAGTTGGTTTCCGTGGTTCACAGTTCTTAGAAACTGGAGCGGTGTATGCACCATATATTCCACTTGTAATGACACCATTAGTATACGATCCAACAAACTTTACACCACGTAAGGGTGTAATGACTCGTTACGCTAAAAAGATAGTTCGTCCAGAATTCTACGGTCTCATTCAGATCGATTCTCTCGGTGATATCTAATAGCAAATGATATAGTCGTATAGAAGCAATGGGCAATACAAATCGTATTGCCCATTTTTTATTTTGTAAATATAATAAATTATTATCATAATATGATATTTATTTTAAATGATAGAACAATTAGATTATATGGACATCATTAAATTAGGAATCTCCAGTTTGGCGACTCTCATGGGTGTATTTTTATCTTGGTTTTTAAAATATAAATACGGCGAATATAAACAGAAAAAAATGTATAAAGAAATAACCAATTCAAAATTAATACAAACTATATTGGATCAATTACTAATAGATTATAACTGCCAACGAGCTTTTATTTTACAAAAACATAATGGTGGAAAATATAATAGTGGTAAATCTATAATTAAATTATCAACATCATTTGAGTCTTTAGAAGAGGGAGTTAGTACTGAGTTTAAAGAGTATCAAAATCTACCTATAACATTATACTCAACTTTTGTTGAAAATGTTATAGCATATAGGGGTACATATTTATCAGTTGATGGTATTGATGATGTAATAACTCGTGCATTTTTTACACAAAGAGGAACTAAATCCGCAATAGTATATCCTATAAAAAAATCATCAGAAGTAATTGCTATGTTGGGTTTTGAATGGACGCATACTGAGGAAGATTTAGCTAAATCACTAAATGAAATAGAAAAAAAATTAAAATCGACTTGCGATACTTTGTCTAAATTATTATAGGATTGTATATGGATATTTCTGTAAATACAATAGATGATTCTAATGAATCAGTAAATGGTTTGGGTGTTAAAGGCATAAAAAAAGGAAGAAAAGTAATAAAAAATAAAATAAATTTTAATATACAATTAAATGAAGAACAAAAAAAAATAAAAGCACAAGCACTAAACGATGCTGTATCCGTATTCGTGGGAAAAGCTGGATCTGGAAAAACGCTACTAGCGACACAAATAGCACTAGAATATTTATTCTATAGAGAAGTTGAACGAATAATAATAACAAGGCCTACAGTTTCTAATGAAGATATAGGGTTTTTACCTGGGAGTATAAAGGAAAAAATGGATCCTTGGCTATCACCAATACAATCTAATATGTATATGTTGTATAGCAAAGAAAAAGTAGATAAACTGATGAATGAGAACACAATAGAAATAGCACCTATAAGTTTTTTAAGGGGGAGAACTTTTGTAAATGCCTGCGTTATTGTTGATGAATCCCAAAACGTTACAAGAACACAAATGGAAATGATACTATCTAGATTAGGATTGAATTCTAAAATGATTTTGACTGGGGATGTGTCTCAAACGGATTTAAAAAATAAAAAAGACTCTGGATTACCATATTTATTCAATATGACAAATGCGATAGAAGGGTTAGGAGTGTATGAACTACTAACAAATCATAGACACCCGATAGTGGATAACATATTAAATTATTTTCAAGAATTAAAATAAGAGAATCACATGGTAGATATACCAATTTGGCCTGGAAGTTCATCATTCTCAAGTGGTAGCACACCATTTGGGTTTTACGATGCAGATTCAGAATTCATAATAGATGCCGATAATGTGGCAGATTGGTGTGCTAGGAGATTGGGTTATCCATTAGTTGATATAGAATTGCAATCTGGTAATTTTTATGCTTGTTTTGAAGAAGCTGTATCGGAATACTCGAATCACGTTAATCAATTCAACATACAACAAAATTTATTGAGTATAATAGGAACTCCTACATCTAATAACCTGACACAAAGAACTATTTCAGCAAATATAGGACCTTTAATAGATTTAGCAACAGAATATGGTGTTGATGTATTTACAAATGGAAATGTTTCATTTTATTCAGCATCAATAGATATACAAAATGGTGTTCAAAAGTATAATTTAAATACATTAATACGAGATGTGAAGGAGCCTGGAAAAAATATAGAAATAAAACGCGTACACCACTATGCACCACCAGCATCTATACGATTTTATGATCCGTATTTAGGAAATCAAGCAATGCTGGACACATTTGGCTTTGGTGCATATTCTACTGGGGTTTCTTTTATGCTCATGCCCATGTATGCGGATTTATTACGAGTCCAAGCTATTGAGTTTAATGATATGATGAGAAAATCAGCATACTCATTTGAAATAATAAACAACGAATTACGAATATTTCCAATACCTGTTAAAAATTTCAAATTATGGATAGAATATTTAGTAAAAGAAGAACGTTCAAACCCACTTAAATACCCAACTGGATCTGTATCTGATATGTCGAATGCTCCCTACGATCTAATGACATATTCTTTAATAAATTCTGTAGGTAAACAGTGGATATACAAATATACTCTGGCATTGTCTAAAGAAAATTTAGGATATATTAGGGGAAAATATTCATCAATACCAATACCAAATTCAGAAACAACACTAAACTCATCAGATTTACTAACAGCGGCTGCTAATGAAAAGCAGCAATTAGTGGAAGAATTGCGTGGAATATTGGAAACAACTACTAGGTCTAAATTATTAGAGGCAAAACGAGAAGAAATGGATAATTTAAACGCAACCTTGATGGGAAGTCCTTTAGCAATATACATAGGATAATATATGCCACTATTTCATGGACAAAGAGACGCTTCGTTGATAAAAAAAATAACCACGGAACTTATTGTTGATATAATAGATACTGAAGTGGCACTATACAAGCTGTCAATACAAGACACTAAAACCAATATCTATAATGAATCCGATAGGAAAATATATTATTCGCCTATAAAAATACCAGCATTGATAGATTATCAACAGAGATCTTATGATGGGGATGAATTTGGTCAAGATTATACTCAATTATGTTCTTTTGCATTCATCCGAGAATTGTTGAAAGATTCTGGGGTATTTGTTGAAGTTGGGGATGTTGTGGAATATAACGGAGAATGGTGGGAAATAGATTCTATACAAGAGACTCAATTCTTTGGAGGAAAAAATCCAGACTATGCATTCTCTTCTGAAAAATGGGGATATAATATATCTATTATAGCAAATACACATCAAACACGAAGATCTAGAATACATGTAGAAGAATTCAGACCAGCGGTAATAACCGATTTTAATGATTTACCGAGCAACATATAATGCAAAATTCATCGAAATATAGAAAACCACCATTACGAAGGACTAGAGATTCATTTATAGATGATGCGAATCTACAAACTAATAGATCTGATTTTACACAAAATAGACATTTAGAAGTTAGACGCGATAAGGATAAAACTAGAAGTTTAGGAATAACACTATATGATGTTGATTTTGCAATAAAATCATTCATAGATAAAACTATACAGTTAAAAGTGGAAGATAATGGTGAATCTATAACAGTACCAACCATATATGCAAATTCGGAAAAGTGGGCATCTATACAAAAGGATGGGTTCTTAAAAGACAAACGTGGAAAAACAATTGCACCTTTGATATCATTTAAGAGATCAATAGTAACAATAAAACCAGAAATGAAACGAAATAAAGTAGCAACGACCGATCAATTAGCATATTTTATGTCTCAAAAATATAATAGATTAATGCCCTATGATAGATTTAGTACATTGTATGATAAACGAAAGAGTAGAGATTATTTCATAACCCCTATACCAGATTATGTTGATATTACATATGATTTTGTAGTTTGGTGCGAATATCAGAGTCAATTAAATCATGTTTTAGAAAATTTTGTGTATTTTGCAGGCCAATCATTCGGAGAAAAAAACTTTTTTAAATTTTCTACTAATTTGGATAACTTAACAATGGAAGAATCCAACATGTCTGGTCAAGATAGACTAGTTAGAGCAAATTTTGAATTACTAGTACACGCATATCTATTACCAAAAGAAGCAGCAACTCAGGTTACAACGAAGAGAGTAGTGTCTCCTAATAAAATCTTATTTGGAGCAGAAACATTTTCTACTATAGATGATATTTTAGGAGATACAACTGATATTGAAAGCGATTTAGGTAATAGAGGAAATATTGGTTTAACGGTTAGGGATCAATAATATATTGATTATTTAAAAGTTGTGCATATTTATATGTAAACAGTTTTATTTATTTTATTTGACGAGGTTTTTATGGCTGAAGTTACAGAAAAAGAGTTTGCCCAAGATGATATTGATGTTGTTAAAGATTTGCAAAAAAAATATGGGACAACCACTGCGCAGATAGGACAGATCGAGGTAGAATTACACCTTTTGAATGAACGATTGGATCAACTAAAAAAAATTAGAGAAGATCTTTTTTCAAAATATTCCGATTTAAGAACGGAAGAAGAACAGCTAGTAAAAGACTTAAATGAAAAATATGGTGACGGTGTATTAGATTTACAATCTGGTAAATTTATAGCACAGTCTTAATGGTTTGGGTTTTTTGAAACATATTTATATGTGTCAATGAACTCGATTATGTAATTTTTTGGAGATCTC